CAAAGAAAGAAGTTTTTATGATTGGTTAATGATTATACCAATTAACTTGTCTTGTGCAACTAATGGCTTCTTTGCTGGAATAGAAACTAAAAGTAATTTAGCAGAAGTAAGGGCTTATAAAATAGTCTTAGACCAAATGCTGCAAGAAACCGTTAAAAGGCTTGATACTATTAAACCAGCCAATGACTGAGATATATATTGAAATATCAAAGCTAACAGATAAATTTAGGAAAATAGGTTATGGTATTACTAATGATGAAAACAAAATAAATGAAGCGGTACAGGAATTAATGGTGTATTTTTTGCAAATGAATCCAGATACTTTAAGAGATATTTACACTAAGGATGGTATTATGGGCGTGACTAGGTATGGTGCAGTTGCTTTAAGAAGGGCTTTAACAAGCACTAAAAGTAATTTTTACTACAAATATCAAAAGTATTATACACATATGACAGATATTAATTATAATTATAATAGTACTGGTAGTGAGCTTTATGTTATACCTGATTGTATTAACTATAAAAATATATCAAACATACCTAATCAAGAAGTAGACAACACTCAGTTAAATAAGCTAGAAAAAATAGACAAAGTATTAGACACTTTAAGCTGGTACGATAGGGAATTATTTAAACTATATTATTATGAAGGTAACACTTTAGACAAATTAGCAGCTAAGACTAGAATAAGTAGAAACAGTTTATTTAGCACAATAGACAAAGTAAGGGAACTGCTTAAAAAAGAATTGAATAATGAATAAGTTTTTTGTAAGTAATGAGGTATATGAAGAACGAATGTCTATTTGCAGAGCCTGTAGCCACTACTCAAGCCTATTAGGCAACTGCTTAGTATGTAAATGTTTTATGAAAATCAAGTCTAGAATTGCACCAATGCAATGCCCTAAAGGTTTTTGGTTAAAGACTACTGAAATAATAACACCTGAAGACTTGCCTCAGGATATTATAGATGAAATATTATTAGTATGGGAAGACATAAAGACTGGCAGGGCAATAAACCAAGAAGCAAAGGCAAAGATGATTGAGCTTTACAACACGATTCATATGACTAAATACTCAGTAGGAACTAACTGTAGCTCTTGTATATCAACTTGCTTTCAAGGTATTAAAACACTACAAGAAAAATACACAAAATGAGCTATTTAAGTTTTTTAAAAAGGAACAAACTACACCACGAAAGCCGCTGGATTATTAAGTATGTAGATAATGATAAACAAAATTTAGTTAGGGAGGTAAAGCTAGTTTACTGCCCTGATGAATATAGAGGAGTTTCAAGACCTAGAATCTTGCACACTCAAGAAGGATTAATTAAAATTTTAAAAAATGATAAACGAAAAAGACATCCCAAGTTACTACAAAGGCAAGAACGGTTATATGGCAAAGGATGTAGTGAGCAACTTTGATTTAAGTTACAATATTGGAACTGCTGTAACTTATTTATTAAGGGCAAAAAACAAACATCAAGACGGTGGAGTTGAAGATATAAGAAAGGCTATAAACCACTTACATTTTGAACTAGACAGAATATACAATGGCACTATATAAATGTAATTGTGGTAAAACACAAAAAGAAATAAGCAGAGCTATAATAGGTTTAAGGGATGGCAAATGGGTAACGACTAATGCTATTTGTGATTGTGGACTCTATATGGATAGCGAACCTGAAGAAGGAATGCCAACTTTAATTAGAACTGAAGAAAGCCTAACTAGGAACTCAAGGCGTGATAAACTATGGAAGGGCGCAAAAGAAAAGCTATTAGGAGAAAGAGGTATAAATGAGAACTTTGATTAACCTTAAAAATAAATAACAACAATTTCTATAATATATTATGAAACAACTAATTAAAATAAGCCAAGTTAAAAGCAATCCTAACAACCCTAGACTTATAAAGAATGACAAGTTTAAAAAGCTAGTCAAGTCAGTTCAGGACTTTCCAGAAATGTTAGAACTAAGACCAATAGTAGTAGATGAAAATATGATAGTCTTAGGTGGCAATATGCGGCTTAAGGCTTGTCAAGAAGCAGGGCTTAAAGAAGTTTGGATTGAAGTAGCTGACTTAACTGAACAGCAAAAGAAAGAGTTTACAATAAAAGATAATGTAGGTTTTGGTGAATGGGAATGGGATATGTTAGCTAATGAATGGGATAGTGTTCAACTTGCTGAATGGGGTTTAGATGTATGGCAAAATGAAGATGATATTGAAGACATTGAAGAAGTAATTGATTTTAATGAGTCAGTAAATTTTATTATAAAATGCAATGATTTAAAACAATTAGAAGAAATGCAAACAAAACTTAATACTTCAGCTTCTAAATTAAATTATGAAGATTTCTTAGTTAAAGTAGGATTATAATGAATATAGCTTTAATAGAAATATATCCGAATAAAAAATTAGATTTAAAAAAAGCTATTGACGCACATTTAAGAAACTCTATTATAATAAGTAAATATTTAAAAGCTGATTTATTGTGCATAGAAAAAGATTTTAAAAAAGCACTACATAAAAAATATGATATTTTAATTTTAGGTTACGCATCACATTATGCACCTTTTCAGCTTATTAATAAATTAATAAAAAACAATCCTAATGCAAAAAAAATAGTTTTAAGTAATGAATATAATATAGCAAGTACAATAGGTGGATTTAAACCTTATGAGCTTATTGCTAATTATGAAAAAACAAATAGTAGTAAGTCAGTAATAAAACAATATTTTTTAAATCTTAATTTTTTGTTATCTAAATACCCAAATGAATTAATAGAAAAAAAGTATGACTGTATTTATTATGGCACTTTTAGAATTAATAGAAGTGAATATTTTAAAAAATATTTAAAAGAAGATATATATTTAAGCACTTCTCCGAAAAACTTTAAAAAATATAAACATCTAGGCTGTAGCTCAAAACTGATAACTAAATTATCTTGGGTTAATGAAAAAGAAACTTTAAATTTGTTTAAGTATCAATTATATATTGAAGACGTAAACACACACAGCAATTTCAATAACTTAGCTAATAGATACTATGAAGCAGGGTTTTGCAACAATGTAGTTTTCTTTGATGTGAATTGCAGAAATACAATCAACAAATCTGAACTAAGCTATTACAAAGAGCAAGTAGAAGATTATATAGTAAAAGATTATGAAGACTTACAGAACAAAATAAAAGAATGTAATAAAAACTTCAGTAAGCACTTAACTATACAAAAAAATTGGAGAATGAATGAAGCTTTATCAAAAAAACTTATGTTAGAAGAACTAGAAAATATAATATACAATGGAACAAAATAAACATAGAATAAACAGAGAATATGGCAGACAAACTAGACAATTTAATTCCTTTTGAAAAAGGAGAAAGTGGCAACCCAAATGGCAGACCAAAAGGCAGTAAGAACAGAAGCACAATAGCAAGGCGTTGGATGGAAGTAAACCAATCTTTAAAAAACCCTTTAACTTCTGAAACAGAGCTAATGAGTCAAGAAGATTTAATGACTTTAGCTTTAATAAAGAAAGCAAGAGAAGGTGATGTAGCTGCTTACAAAGCACTAATGGATTCAGGCTACGGCTCACCAGTTCAACAGATAGAACAAACAAATGTAGAACAACCCTTTTTCCCTGATGTTGATACGGACTACGGCGATTAGGAAAATACTCCGATTAAGGAACAGAATAAAAATCATACAAGGCGGAACTTCAGCTGGTAAGACTTTTGGTATTTTACCTATATTAATTTCTAAGGCAGCTAAAAGACCGCTAATGGAAATATCAGTTGTAGCTGAGAGCATTCCACATTTAAGGCGTGGAGCTTTAAAAGACTTTTTAAGTATGATGAAGTCAGGCTTTAGATATGTAGATAAAAGATATAACAAGTCCTTATTAAGATATGACTTTGATAATGGAAGTTACATAGAGTTTTTTAGTGCTGATGATAGTAGTAAACTAAGAGGTGCAAGGCGTGACATATTATACATAAACGAATGTAATAATATAGAATTTGAAGCATACAACGAACTAGCTATAAGAACTAAAAGAGAAATCTATTTAGACTTTAACCCTGCTAATGAGTTTTGGGTACATACTGAGTTAAAGAACGAACC